TCAGTCAAGCCAATAATTTTAGTGTTAGGACCAATATCCATACCGTTGAAAATGATACGGTCACGACGTTCAGCAAGACCACGAGCAACAAGAGCAGCTTGATCAGCAAGCAAGTTGACGTTAGCTGCTTGTGCTTCTTGAAGTTCCATCCATGAGTACTCACAAGCTAATGCTGATTGAGTAATTGGAACTTCATATTCCTTGAAACCTTCGTCAACTACTGGAATGTCAGTGCCACGGTTTGCGTAGGCTTGTGCCATTGCCTTAGTTGAACGAACCTTGTATCTGTAAGACATTTGGATTGGGTATACTTTGATAGTGCTAAATAATTGCAAAGCAACTAGTGGAGCAGTCTTTGGATCGTAAATAGTTTGATCGATATAGGTTAATTGTTCCTTAGTTGCAACTCCCATTTGAGCCATTAACTCATTACCTCCTAATTTTTCTTGGTTTCAGATGCTGGGGTTGGCGTTTCAGGTGGTTGAATTGCGTGTGCATCGTCCTTGGTTGGGTCAGCGCCACCGGTAGTGCCACCAAAACGAGTGCGGACTAAAAGACGTGCAGTTGAGCCTTTATCAGCCGAACTTAAAAACCGACCAACTGCATCGTCCGCAGTGGTCGGTTTAAATGAACCGTCAGCATCAACAGTGGCAAGTTCTCCACGGTCGACATCTTCATTAACCGGAACATTGATAGTTCCATCAGTAAGAACACCGAGAACTTCTCCTGGATGCCATTTATCTTTTTCAATGTCGTCTTCATAGAAGTGGTCAACGTCTAAGTAGCCACGCTTTACTGCAACGCCGTAGATAGGTGCCTTAGTAGCTGTAACTGCTTGACCGTTAACTAAAGAAACGCCAGCGCCGAATGGAATATCGGCACTAGCGACTTCTGTTAAGACTTCGTATTGTCTTTCAACTGTACCGGCG